ATGGAAAAAGAGATGAGAATGCAGCCTATCATGCTTCCAAAGTTCAGATATGACGAAGTGAATCTGAAATATAAAGAAGCAAAGGCGGAAACGGAGAAACTGAAAGCTTTGATAGAGACAAAGGATCGTGAAATAGAGGTCCTGCGCAGAGAGCTTGCACAGCTTCGGGAAGATTTTGACCATGCACTCATGGACTTACAGGTAAAGGAGACATTTGTGGAAGGCGGTATCGTCAAAGAGCAGTACGAAGCCATCATTCCAAAGATGACCTGCAAAAACGAAGAAAAAATTGCACTGGCAAAGGCCATCGTGCAGCTAATCAAAAATCAACAGAAAGAAAGAGGTAATGAAAATGGCAATTAGCACAACAGGAACATATTTAACAATCAAAGGTGAAGGATTATCAAAGGATATCAAAGTTTACATCAAATCCTTCCCTGATCTGGGCGCAGCACCGGCTGCAATCGAAGTGACCACTCTGGCAGATGAAGCGCAGGTCTTCATTCCGGGCAAAAAGGGCATGGCAGCCATGGAATTCGTGGCAAACTATGACGCGGCAGTCTTTGCTGACTTAACCGCAGCAGAGGGCAAGGAGCTGACTTATACGCTGAACATCGGCGCTGACAATTATGAGTTTACAGGACAGCATACAGCGATCATCGCAGCCGGCGCTCTCAACGCGGCAGTTGACATGAAGGTGGTAGCAATTCCGTCTTCAAGGGTGGCAAAAGCAGCAGCGCCATCCGCATAAGCGGCAAAACAATTATATTGAAAGGCATAGGCGGCAGAAGGCCGCCTTTGCCATACTACGAGGAGGAGAAAAAGGATGATTATTAATAACAGAGAATACAGATTGCCCGAGCTTGACTTTAACGCCATGTGCGAGCTGGAAGACATGGGCATCGCTTTGACCGATATGGACAAGAAGGTGCTGACGACGGTGAGAGGATTCCTGGCTCTGGCCATGAACGGTGATTTTCACCGCGCCGGCAAAGAACTGGAAGCCCATCTGTCAAAGGGAGGCTCTCTGGAGCAGATGCTGCAGGAAATTAATGAGGCGGTAGAGCGCAGCGGTTTTTTTCGAGGGCTCAGCCAGAGCACGCCGAAGAGCAATGGAGCGAGCCAGGAAACGCAGGAAGAAGCGAACCAGCCTTTGACAGTATAAGGCAGCTCATAGAGGAATCCTATCTTCCGATGGCTCTGAGAATGGGCGTGGATTATCATCTGTTCTGGCAGCTGAACCCCAGAAGGCTGCAGCCTTTTGTCAAGGCCTATCAAGAGGAACAAAAAGCGCAGCTTGAGCGGGCAAATTATGCAGCATGGCTCAGCGGCATCTACGTGACTCACTCTATCGCCGCATCTCTGGGCGAAAACGCCAGATATCCGGAAAAGCCCATTGATCTCTACGAAACAGAGGAAGAGCTGGAGAGCCGGAAAGCCCGGGAAGCTGAGCTGTTTTCTGCTTATGTGGACATGTTCAACAAAAACTTTGAATCCAGGAAATGATGGATGAAATTCATAAAATGCTCACAAACTCTTCAGCCCTGCCACAAAGTAGCAGGGCTGAAACCCTTGCCCGAGACGCTGAAAAAAGGTAAAATGTATGTATAGCAGTTGGTAGATGCCGCCCATCTTTAATGGTAAGAGGAAGAGACAAAAGTGGGGAGGAGAATTTTATGAGTGAGGATAAGAAGACAGAAAAAAAGATAGCAAAACGGAGAGAAGACATTCTTTTCTGGTTGAAGGCAGCAGAAAAATATGCAAATCAATATAAGCAGGCTGTTGATGAAAAAAAGAAGGCAAAGAGTGAAAAGAGTCTGCAGAGTGCAAAGGAAAGCATACAGTTTGCAGTCAACGCAGCCATTGACCTTGGAGGCACTATTGACGATATTCCAGAAACCCTGTCCAAGGAACAGCTTGAAATCTGGAACGAAATGTTTGGAAATGCAGATTCTGATGATATTGCCATTGAAAAAGAAATCCAGCGGATCAAGAAGATGCTCAATGAGGATTTGAAGGAGGCCATGGAAAAGTACAGCTATGACCCTGAGGAACCAATTGAAGAGAAGAGGAAGAACAAGCTTTTTTATCGAGAGCACGCAATTGGACTAACGCTCAAGCATAGCAGCCGAAAGACAATGGCATCTGGAACGCCGAATAAGGCATACAACGACTATTGGAACTATGACAGGGATTATGAATCTACGAAGGATAAGTATTTTACAAAGGAAGAACAGGATTTAATCATAAACTGTCTGCGTTCCCATGAGGAAGAAGCGGCGTACCTTTCAGAGAAACGTGCATGGATGGGAAGATTAGGAGAATCCTTGTGCAAGACTGCAGAGAAGATCGGTGAGTGGGGGGACATCACATCGGCCAGGGTACTGGCACAGGGACTGAGCAAGGAGATATTCCAGCAAACAGTGACAGAAATTGAAGGGAAGCTTCCGAAAGACGAACTGAAGAAGCGGGCAGATGAGATGACAAGAAGATATATCCAGTTCATATCTGACCCACATGAACTGGAGGAAGCAATGATACAGGAAAAGGAAAGCGAGATTGAGGCTGAGAAACTGCTGACTGAACTGAGAAGTTCGACTGAAGGCGCAAAGATGCTGCTATCAGGAAGAGAAAGCAGACAGGTAGAACAATGGATAGAGATTGCAGAAAGCGAAGTGGAAGGGCAGAACATACTGGCCTATGAGCTTCTGTGTGAGAAGCTGGGGAAAGAAAGGGCAAAGTTCATCTTACTCTGCAAAGCTGACCCGGATTTGGAGAAGAGGAGAGAAGCATTGACTTCATATAGCTTTGAGGAGCTGGGATTGTAAACAGTCAAATATAAATTAACCGTTAACACATGTCTCCCATCTATATTAGAGGAAGACAAAAACGAGGAGGGGAATTTTCATGAGTGATGATAAGAAGACAGAGAAGCAGATTGACAGTTATGGTAAACATATCAAGGTTTGGTTAAATGAAATCGAGAAAAATTATTTGAAACTAGAGAAAGAAGAGAATGAACGAAAGAAGGGAAAAATCAGAGATAAAATAGAAGAGCATAAGGGTATTCTCAAGCGCGATATGGAACGGTTGGCTAAATGCGGGGGAAGTCCAGAAATGTTCTTGGGAAATATAACGGCATTTCAAAGAAAGATAATTGATGAGTTGTTCCCCTCTGGAGTTGACAGAGATACTGTTGCCATTGAAAAAGAAATCCAGCGGATCAAGAAGATGCTTAACGAGGATCTAAAGGAGGCCATGGAAAAGTACACCTATGACCCAGATGATCCGGTAGAGATAAAACAGAAGAGTAAACTATTCGAAAAGGAAGCATATATTAGTTGGAATATGATGAGGGCCAGCAACCCAAAATCTCTTTCAGGAGCGGTAAATAAGCATTATAACGATAGCTGGAATTATGTCAGAGATTACGACTCCACAAAAGATAAATATTTTTCCCCTGAAGAACAGAAATTGATTGCAAACTGTATGCAGACCTACGAAGCAGAGTTGGCATATTACAGGCAGAAACGTGCATGGATGGGAAGATTAGGGGAATCCTTGTGCAAGACTGCAGAGAAGATCGGCGAGTGGGGGGACATCACACAGGCGAGGATATTTGCCGATAACCTGAGCAGGGAAGTGTTCATAAACCCTGTGAAGGAAATTGAAGGGGAAAAGCTTTCCAAAGAAGAACTGTCAGAGAAATCGAAGGCTATGACGAGGCGGTACATCCAGTTCATCGCTGATGAAAAGGCGGTGGAGGAAGGGCTCAGGGTAATGAAGGAATGTGAAGAACAGGCCGACCGGCAACTAGAAGAACTGGAACAAGGCGTCCAATCGGCAGAAGACCTGTCATTGCCGGGACTTCGTGAACTGAAGAAAACCGTCAGAATGGCAGAGGACGAGGTCGGTGGTGTAAACATGCTCACCTGCCTGCTGCTAAGGGAACGACTGGGCATAGAGAAGGCGGGATTTGTCCTGTTATACACCTACGATAAACTGAAAGAAGATAGAAAAGAACTGCTTACATCCTACACCTTTGAAGAACTGGGGCTGTAAGCAGTTAAATATAAATTAACCGTTACCAAGTGTCGCCCGTCTATATTAGAGGAAGACAAAAACGAGGAGGGGAATTTTCATGAGTGATGATAAGAAGACAGAAAAAAAGATAGCAAGCTATGGTAAAAATATTAAAGTCTGGTTGGACGAAATCGAAAGAAATCAGAAGAAACTACAAGCAGAAGAAAATGAAAAGAAGCAGGAAAAGCTAAAGAAGAAAATAGAAAATAATAAGGAAAGCCTTAAAAAAACCGTGGAGTGGCTTGTGGAAGAAGGTGGTAATCCTAAAGATTTCCTGAAGGATATTACCGAGTTACATAGCCAGGTAATTAAAGATATGTTCCCATCGGGAGCGGATAGTGATACTGTTGCCATTGAAAAAGAAATCCAGCGTATCAAGAAGATGCTCAATGAGGATTTGAAGGAGGCCATGGAAAAGTACAGCTATGACCCTGAGGAGCCGATTGAGACAAGGTATAAGAACAAACTCTTCAAAGCGGAAACCACTGTTGGCAGATGGATGCTGAATGCAGGGAACGAGTCACTGAAAGACAGCATGTACTATAGAGAATGCTGGAATTATGACAGGGATTACGAAAAGACAAAGGATCAGTATTTTACGAAAGAGGAACAGGGACTCATTGAGAAATGTATCCAGTCGCGTTTAGAGGAAAGGGACTTCCTGAGACAAAAGAATGCGTTTATGTATAATCTGGGCCTGTCCATCCAGAAAACGGCGGTTAAGATCGGCGAGTGGGGAGACATCACATCGGCCAGGGTACTGGCACAGGGACTGAGCAAGGAGATATTCCAGCAAACAGTGACAGAAATTGAAGGGAAGCTTCCGAAAGACGAACTGAAGAAGCGGGCAGATGAGATGACAAGAAGATATATCCAGTTCATATCTGACCCACATGAACTGGAGGAAGCAATGATACAGAAAAAGGAAAGTGAGATTGAGGCTGATAAACTACTGGCTGAACTGAGAAGTTCGACTGAAGGCGCAAAGATGCTGCTATCAGGAAGAGAACGCAGACAGGTAGAACAATGGATGGAGATTGCAGAAAGCGAGGTGGAAGGGCAGAACATACTGGCCTATGAGCTTCTGTGTGAGAAACTGGGGAAAGAAAGGGCAAAGTTCATCTTACTCTGCAAAGCTGACCCGGATCTGGAGAAGAGGAAAGAAGCATTGACTTCATATAGCTTTGAGGAATTGGGGCTGTAAACAACTAACAATAGAATGAAAATATGGACGAAAGCATCAGCAATAATACTGGTGCTTTTTTTATGGAAAATAAAGGAGGTGAGGCCTATGCGAGTTAAACAATAAAAGAAATTGTAACTGGATAAATATGAAAGGAGTTAAAATGAAAGATAATATTAAAGCACTTTCACAAGGGCTAATAGACATAGGAGGAAGTCTGAGTGAAATTACAAAAGCAGCATCAGAAGCATCAGAAGGTTTGGCAGGAACTTTGGAGATAATCAGCAGTGTAATCGCTGAATTACCGAATATAAAAGAAGCCGCAAATGATGTAAGGAAAACATTCAAAGATATGAATTTGATTATAGGTGACAGCGAGTTTATTAAGAATTTCGCTAAACATGTAACTACCAACGTGGAGAAAATCGGTGAAAGTTTTTCAGGTTTATCAGATGGAACCAAGAGTATAAAGGAGATTTTGTCAGGTTTCTGCGACTCTGGTAGTGAAAAGTTCAATAAATTTAAGGTTGACGTAGGTGTTTTTTCCGCAAACGCCAAGGGTCATTTCGAGGACCTCAAAAAAACTATCTCCAACTTCAGCTTTTCTGACCTAAAGGAATCCATCAAAAACCTTCCTGAGACCATGAGTGAGGCCATGGGCAATCTGGGGAACACGCTGTCTGCTAACGCAGGTTCTATCGGTTCAACGGCTGGAAAGCTTTTGTCCGGAGGCCTCATCGCTGGCATTGCTCTGGCAGTTGCCGCTGTGGCTGGACTGGTGGCAGCCTTCAAGCATCTGATGGAGTCCAACGAAGAATTCAGAGAAAAGATAGAAACGGCATGGTCAAAGGTGACGGAGGCCTTTGAGCCAGTCATCGAAGCCTTTGGCAGACTGAAGGAAGCCCTGTTTGGGGAAGACAGCGGCGAGACACCGCCACTAGTCGATGCTATTTTGGAAGGCGCACTCAACATCATAGACTGTATAGCCGAAGCGGCGGAACTGATCTCAGAGATCGTGTCCGGCGTTTTTGATTTTTTGACAGAACTGTGGATGGAACACGGAGAATCCATCTCGGAATTTATTTCAGGAACCATCGAGACCATTACCGAAATCATCAGCGGCATCATCGATATTGTCAGCGGCATCATCGACGTCATCGTCGGATTTTTCACTGGAGACGGCAATCGGATTTCCAGCGGCGTCAGCGAGATGTGGGACGGCGTTACCGCCATCTTCTCGGCAGCCTGGGACGTGATCCGCGACATCTTCTCCGTGGTGGTAGAGTTCTTTGCGGGAATATGGAGCGGCATCAAAGAAGCATTTGCCAGCGCGGCAGAGTGGTTCGGCAAAATTTTCCGCTCCGCATGGAAGGGGATTTCCAATGCATTTGATGCGGCGGTGGACTTTTTCAGCGGCATCTGGAAGGGGATTTCCAAGGTGTTCAGCAGCGTCAGCAGCTTCTTCAAATCCAAGTTCTCGGCGGCATGGACGGCAGTCAAAAATGTCTTTTCCGGCGTGGGCAGCTTTTTCAGCGGCATCTGGAACACCATCAAAAAGACCTTTACCAACATCGGAACCAGCATCGGCAATGCCATCGGTGGCGCCTTCAAGAAAGTGGTCAATTCCATCATCGGTTTTGCCCAGAACACCATCAACGGCTTTATCAGCGCCATCAACAGCGCCATCAAGCTGATCAACAAGATTCCCGGTGTCAGTATCGGACTCATATCAAAACTGAGCATTCCGCGCCTGGCAGCAGGCGGCCTGGTGGATGCAGGACAGATGTTCGTAGCGAGAGAAGCGGGGCCTGAGCTGGTGGGCAGCTTTGGCAGCAGAGCCGCTGTCATGAACAACGACCAGATCGTGACGTCCGTATCCAAAGGCGTATATGAGGCCGTCAGAGCCGCCATGTCCGGCAGCGACGGAAGCTACACCTTCCAGATCGTCAACAAGCTGGACGGCAAAGAAATCGGCAGACAGGTTGTAAACTATCACAACGGCATCGTAAAGCAGACTGGCACATCGCCGCTGCTGGTGTAAAGGAGGAGTATACATGAATATTTTAAGAATGAAAAAAATCGGAGCTGACCAGTGGACGGAGGTGGAAAACCCTGTGTCCCTGCAGTGGAGCCTGACGGATCTCGACAGTGAGGACGGCAACGGCAGAAACCAGATGGGGGAGACGTTTAAGGACAGAATTTCTCAGAAGAGGCAGCTGAGCTGCTCCTGGGCAGCCATGGAGGGAGAGAAGATGAAAAATCTTCTCTCCTGTCTCAACGACAACTTTTTTGAGGTGGAGTACCCCGATGCGCTGACCGGAAAACGAGAGACCTCTGTCTTCTACGTTACATCAAAGCAGACGCCTTTGTACCGCTTTGATACAAAGACCGATCAGTGGCTGTGGACGGGGCTTGCTGCCACGCTGGTAGAAAGGTAAGGTGGACCCATGCAAAACACAACAGAAAAATATCAGGACGCGATCAAATCCTACGACAGAAAATTTATCATCAAAGCGGTCTTCTGTCAGCCAATTGCCGGCGCGGCACCTGACGAGACGGGACAGAGACCGGTGCAGGAGGTTGCCGTTCTGACAGGAGCGGACCATCTGGTGTCCATGACCCTGGAAGAGACATCCGCGGCAGACGACCGCATTTCCATGGGCAGTTTTTGTTCTGCAAAGCTGACGGTGGAACTGATCGACGCGCCGAAGGATATCGACTATGACCATGTGATGATCAAAGCCTACAGCGGCCTTTTGACCGATGGGGACTACGAATACGTTCCCCTCGGCGTATTCTATGTCACAGAGGCCAGCACCAAGAACGACTATCGAAATCTGACGCTGACCGCTTACGACGGCGCCTGTCTTCTGGAAGAACCCTCCACCATAGACGAAGGGTACCCCATGTCGATCGAGGATCTGGTATCAAAGATCGCGGCGAGCAAAGGGATCGGCCTCCACCCGGACAACGTGTACAAGGAATACCTTTTACCGGAGTTCAGAGAAGGCTATACCGAAAGACAGATGTTGGGCTTTGCCGCAGGGCTCATGGGCTGCAATGTGCGCTTTGACCGGCTGGGAAGACTGCAGTTCTATTGGTACCAGGAGCCTGCAATGGAAGTGGTCATAGATCGACAGAATCAGTATCTCCATGAGTTCATTCCTTCTACGGCAAGCCCGGTCACAGTGACCTCTCTCATCTGCTCTGACGGGGAGAGAACCTATACCAGAGGAAAGGGAACCAGCGGGCTGGAACTGGCATTTGAAAATCCGTACATGACGGAAACGATCATAGAATCCATCTGGCAGGAGAGAGTGGCCGACATGGACACGGCAGAGACCATTGAGACGCTGCAGGTGTCTTACAGCGGGGAACTGGATACGAACCATGCGCTGACCGGAACCTATAACCAATCTCTGGCCGCTTTTCGCTGTACGGATCTGTCAAAAGTCCATCCGGGCACACTGATGGAGATGACCTACGAACTGGAACAGACCGCATATACCAGAAACATCATGGTGGAAGATGTTGATGAGGAAAAGAGCCAGTTCACCTTTACCCTTGAAGAAACCGAGGAGGGGCAGGATGAGGAATTGTCACTGCCAGAGGATCTGACAGCCAGCTTTGCCATCAAAAAACAATGGCTTGTCACCGTCGGGGATCTCGCCTCCATCGAGAAAAACGATCTTCTGAGAGTTTCCGGCCAGGGCACTGTCGTCGTCTCTATGATTGATAGAGAGGCGGGAGAACTCTATCTGACCGATACCTCTGCAGAGCCGATTTACGGCATGGCGGGCGGCACAGAAATGACGCTGACCAAAGAGAAGGTCAGTGACTATCGAATCCATTACCTTCCGGGAGAACTGAAGTGGCGGGGCAACCCCGCTCTCGAAAGCGGCGACATTGTCATGGCGGAAAAAGCGGACGGAAGCCGCGCGCACTTTTACATTATGGCACAGAGCTTAAAACTCAGCGGAGGTCTCAGCAGCCAGCTTGCGGCCAAGGGAGAAAACGAAACCTCGGCTAATTTCTCTTCGGCCGGAGACGGACCGACAGACAAGAAGCTGACGAGGGTCTATACCTCTCTGCAGGAAACCATTCTCAAAGCCACCAGCAGGATTACAGGGCAGAGCGGCGGCTATGTGGTGATCAACGAAAATGACAGGGGTCCTGCGGAGATTTTGATCATGGATACGGACGATATCCGAACGGCAAAGAAGGTCTGGAGGTGGAATCAGGGCGGCCTGGGCTACAGCAGCAACGGCTATAACGGGCCTTACGGCACGGCGGTGACCCAGGACGGAGAAATCGTTGGCTCCTACATTCAGGCGGAGAGCATCGCCGGCAGCAAGCTGAAAATCGACAGTCAGGTCATCGAGAAAATTGTTGCCGGCATCAATGCAGGCGAGCAGAAAATCAACTCAGCTTCTCTGGATATCGACAGCGAAGACATTTCGGAGGCCATCAAAATGCAGGTCAGCCAGAGCGGCGGAACCAACAAAATCTGTAACTCCGTAGGCGCTTACGGCCTGCAGGGCTGGATTCCTGCTGGAGACATTGAGAGACTGAACGGAGAGGAGCAGAAGATCAATTTGATCTCTGGCAGAGCCTTTTCTCTGCCCGCGGGAGCTGCGCTGGAGTCGGACGCTGTGGCAGCGCCGATCAGGCTGACTGCCAGCGTCTCCTATACACTGTCCGCCGTCATCAAGCACAATGACTGCTACGGCAGCCTGCAGTTGATCAGCGGATCAGGAAATATCCTGGCGCAGATCGACGCGGGAGGCAGCGGCGGAAGCTGGCAGAAATATGAGACCGCCTTTGCTGTGACCGAAAGTGATATAGCCGGGGACTTTACCATCAGGCTGCGTTCCGAAAACGGCAGCTTTGTCATAGGCGACCTTTTGCTAAACGAAGGCAGTCAGACCACCTGGTCAGCCTGCCCGGGAGAAGTGGATTCCGCCACAATGACCATGTCCCAGTTCGGCATCACCATCAGGCAGGAAAACGCAAAGACCAAGACGGTCATCGACTCAGCCGGAACCAGGGTGATCAACATCGAAAATGAGGAAACCGACCAGGCGGAGGATGTAGCGGCGCAATATACCAAGGACGGGGTGGAAGCCAAGTCTTTGATCGCCAGAGAACAGGTTGCGGCGGGAAGAGTGAGAATGATTTCTTTTAGTGATAAGCAGATGGCTGCTTGGATTATCAACAGTGATTCGGAGGTGGATTTATAATGGCAAACGGCACAATTACACTGGACACGCCCAAATCGACAGTGGCGGGTTATATCAAATGGACCAGCGAAGCCAGTTCGGCGACAAACAACTATTCCCTGGTCAGCGCATACGTCTATCTGAAAAAGACCGATGGATATACGTCCTGGGGCGACTTTTCAGGGAAACTGACCATCAACGGGACCAGTTACAGTTTCAGCAAAAATGCGACTTTAGGTTCCTCTTATGTGCTGATGACCTCGAAGACGGGGGTCAGGGTGAATCACGACAGTGACGGAACAAAGAAGATCACCATCAGCACGTCTTTTAAAAATTCGGGGACTACCATTGCGGGCACCTATTCGGCCAGCAAGACGGTGACTTTGGACACCATAAAAAGGCTGTCTTACATTTCCGGTTCTGTGGACATTGCGGCAGGCCAGCCTTTTACCGTCAACATCAACAGATATTCTGCGGACTATGTCCACGATATCGCCATCAAAGTGGGCGGCAATGTGGTCAGGGAAGCGAAAGGGTATGGAGAGAAGGTGACCTTCTCTTCGGAAAGCTATCAAAGCAGTATCTTTGCAGCTCTGGACGGCAGTCTCTCTAAGGCGTGCACCGTGGTTCTGACTACCAGGTCGGGAAATACGGAAATCGGAAGCGCTTCCTACTCCGGCACTATTACTGCGGCATCTCCTGGAGAACTGATGCTGTCAAAGTCGTCGGTTTTGATCGGCGAAAGCCAGGGCGTAGCGGTGGAAAACCCCTCGGATCTCTACAGCTACTCGGCAAATTACCAGTTTGCAGGGTTTGAAGGGTCTGTTTCACTGATTTCGTCTGCGGGCGTGCTGCCTGTCGGAGAAAGTTTTGCTGTGAACATGCCTGGTAATGTCAACGAAGCGTCCTGCCTGGTGACCATGACGGCAAGCTATGCAGGCATCACCGTGGGGCAGCCTGAGACCATGGATTTTACCGTCAGACTGCCAGACAGCTACAGAGTGGTTTCCTTTGATCAAAACAGCGCTGTCTGCGCCTTCCTGGACACAGCGCTTACGGGAAGCAGCGCAAAATTCATCAATGGGGCGGGCACACTGCGCCTTTCCATTCCAGCGGCGTCAAAGGCTGAGGCGCTCTATCAGGCGTCCATCATAAAATATCAGGTGACCATGGGCAGCCAATCCAAAGAGCTGACCGAAATTCCGGCTTCCGGGGATCTGACTCTGGAACTGACCGGAGGCACGGGAAAAATCATCGAACTGCTGATTATGGACAGCCGCGGAAATACGAAGCTGTGTCACTACGCCATCAGCGATGAAAATTTTATCGACTACACCTCTCTGAAGGTGGCAGAGTGCCGCATCTACCGTGAAAACGGTTTTGATACTGCGGTGAAGATGCATGTGAAGGGTACGGCATGGGAGGGGAACTTCGGTTTGCAGTCCAACGGGCTGAAAATCACCTACACAGTGAAAAAATCGGGAACGAGCACCGTATATGGTCCTTTCACCCTGAGCAATATCCCCATCGCTTCGGGCGGAGGCTTTGAACGGATTGCAGATTTGGACTCGGGCACGGCAGGCGGCTTTGATACCGACGCGGCCTATGAAATCCACGCCCAGGTCAGCGACTGCCTGAAATCTTACATGACAGACGTGGTGGTCAACTCTGGCATGATCGGCATGTACCTGAAACGAAACAACGACAACTATCACGTGGGTATCAACTGCAAACCTGATGCGTCGGAGCTTGACGCCTCCAGCGAGAAAGCAGGCCTGTCGGTCAAAGGCGGGCTCGAGCTGATCGGTGCAGACGATCAAGTTTCTGGCATCTACACCGATACGTCCGGCAGGCTTTGCGTGGAGCCGGCTCTGGGCAGTCTGATCTTGTCGGGAAGTCTGCAGATGCCTGACGGCAGCCCCATCACCGTCGGCGCAGGCAGGGTGCCGGTGGTCACGCAGCAGGGCAGCAATTTCGTAGAGATGAACCTGGGCGCCTATATACTGCGGATGAATTGGGGAACCATCACCGTCAAGGTGTCAGAAACCAACACGCCAGTTGCGACGGCACTGTCCTACAAGTCCAATTTCTTTACGGAGGCGCCTTTCGTCACCGTAACGCCGAGAACCGGCGTCATCGGCTCTGTGGTAAAGGGCGTCTCTTTCAACAACAATACGGCGGACGGCTGTGACATCTTTGTCAACCGTACCAACACCACGGCCTTCTCCGTCATATGGAAGGCCATCAGCATCACTACAGATTAA